TTCTAGATAAATTTAAGAAGTATAGTAAAAGTGAACGACAACAGTTTAAAAAAGAGCTTGGATTTTTAAGTGAAAAGCCACTAGTTTTAGTAACGGGCGGCGGTCTTGGTGCTGCTCGATTAAATAATGCTGTGGTTTATGAAGGCACTAAGCTTTCAAGAAAAGCTCAAATTATTTTAATATCGGGCGTTGCTCAATTTGAAGAGCTTCAAAAAGAAACTGAAGGATTTCCTGAGGATTTTCATCTTCTAAGTTTTGTCTCAAAAGATATGTGGAAATTTCTAGCTGCTGCTGATTTAGTCGTTGCTAGAGCCGGAGCAACGTCTAATCTTGAGCTTGCATCGTTGCATAAACCTACAATTTTAGTTCCTAATGCGAGATTGACTGGTGGTCATCAGCTAAAAAATGCTCAAGTGTATGAAAAGTCTGGTGCGGTTGAGGTTGTATCAGATGATCTAATAGAAGAAAATCCTGAAATTCTTTCAAATAAAATTATTCGAATATTAGATGATCCAAACAGGATGAATAAATTGGGTGAAGAATTTGGTAATTTTGCTAAACCGAATGCGGCAAAAGATGTTGCGAAATTAATTTTTGAATCAATAGATATGTAAAAAACATCAAGCTTATGGTATAATTTAAAGAGATGAAAGAAGCGGAAGACTTAACGCGTCGAGAAAAACGCGAGCAAATTCTAAAAAAGCACTCCGAAGAGAAGGGTGCTTTTCGCCGCGGTGTAACTATTTCTAACAGGGAATGGAATAAATCTGAAAGAACACAAGAGCATAAATTAATTGTGCGCCGACGAAAACTAAGTGTATTTTTTATAAGTATTACAGCTATTTCAATTTTAACGGTTGTATTTTTGCTCCAGTTTGTGTCTAGAGTTTCAGTTACTGCTAAGAGTGTTTCAAACAATAATTTGGAAAAATACAAAACCTCGATAGAAGAATATTTTTCGGCAAACCCTAGCGAGAGATTTATGCCAAATCTAAATAAAAAAGCATTAATTTCGAAGGTTCAGAATGATAATCCTGAAATCCTGGATATTTCTAATATAAACTTGAATGGTATTACTTCTTATAATTTTGAATTAAGTTTTCGAAAACCAGTTGCTTCATGGAATACTGAAGGGAAGGAATTATTTGTTGATTCTGAAGGTGTTTCTTTTTCTGCGACCCTTTTTGATAAGCCTGCATTAGCAATTGTTGATGATAGCGGTTTAACGGCATCAAACGGTAAAAATGTTGCAAGTGGTAGTTTCTTTAGTTTTGTTGGAAAGCTAGTTGCTGCAGCTAATAACAACGGTCTGGAGATTACTAAAATTCGTATTCCTCCTGCTAGCTTAAGGCAGGTCGAGGTATCTGTGAATGGTGTGAAATATTATGCTAAAATGTCTACATCTGAGTCGGCTGAGGGGCAAATGGCTAACTTTAAAACAGCGATCAATTATTTTGCGACGCATAAGGTTTCACCTAGCTATGTAGACTTAAGAATTGAAGGAAAAGGATATTATAAATAGATATTTTCCAAAAAGATTAAAAAAGGGAAATATATATTTTGTTCGCTTTTTGTTCTATTTAATTAGTTAGAATATAAATAAAAGAGAAGTCTATAAAAAACTATATTATTATATAAAATAATAAAAAGTCAAATTTGTCAAATAATAGCAAAGCAGGGGGTTAAAACAGTAATTTAATAAGCTATAAAAATGATATTTTATCGGTAAATAATCTAAAGTTTTATAAAATATCAATAAAGATATTAAACCACGGCAATAAGCAATTTATCCCATATAATAAAAAAGATACATGTATTAATTCTCTTTTTATTTTTTGAAATTTTAATGCTGGAGATTTGGTAACGAAAATCACAGATAAAAATCTTACGTTAAGAAAAGGCATATTAATCTATTGAATTATTAAAAGCAACACATTGTCTGTAGAGATAGAAGAATGTAAAATAATAAATTTGAAGATTATATAAATAAAATATATAAATATGGATTAAGTATTATGATGCATGATGAACACTTGGTTATCTTATAGTACCTAAGTATTTGTCGTAAAAGATATATTGTGCGACACTTGACGTAATTTCTTTATTTGATAAAATGATCATGTAATATAAAATAATTTTAAATTTAATTAAGGAAAAATTACATGAATAAAGAAAATTTACTAAACGAAGATAATATTATTTCAGCACTTTCCCGTTTGTCTATTAAAACTCAAGAATCGCCAAAAACTGGCAATGTCTATACTACTATAACTTTGCATTTTAAAAATGGTCTTGAAATCCGTTATTTTGTAGATCCTAAAGATAAATTTGGTCTTAAAGATGCTATTTCTCGAATTTCGCAATCTGAAAAACTAGACAATATCCTAAACGAGGACTAACAGCTTATGTGAAATTTAAACCGTTAGCCCAAAATCGCAAACAAAAAGCGAACAAAAAAATAATATCAACGTAAAAAAGGAGTTAAAATGCTTGAGCAACTAGGAGCAATCAACTTCCCTGAAAATTTGAACACTCAAATTATCACTGGAATTGAGAGCGCATTCTCAAACGGTTTGACTTTCGTTGCGCCTATTCTTGTAGGTATGGTAGGTATTACTATCGTGCGAAAGGTTATCAACCGCGGTAAAAGCGGTCGGGTTTAATCCCCTGCTTTCTCCCAATCCTGAGTATGATTTAAAACTACTCATCTATAATATAAATTTAACAATTAAATTAGCTTAAATTATAACTTAAATTGAAATAAAAGTGATTAGTACTTTATTAGGTTCATTTTTATTTTTTACAAATCCACATCTAGTATAAAAACATCGAAAAAATAGTTTTTTATAATCACTTTTTTATATTTTAAACTTAAGCTTATTTAATTAAAGGTAAAAATAATGGTTCAAAACGTATCATCAAATGAAGTTATCGGTATAATTTTAGACCTATTTTCTAAAGGTTTTGTTTTTCTATTACCTATCATTGGAGTATTGGCAGGAATTCACCTTTTATATTCAATGATAATGAACGTGCTATTTAGAGATAGACTATAGGAGAAAATATGCAAGATATATATTATTACACCCCTTTGCATAATAAATTTGTAAAATTCGATGATATAACTTGGCTCATTATCATAATGCTTACGATTCTAGCATTATATTTTATTAAAAACATGAAAGTTCGCCCTAAAAGGTAGAGTATGAACAAATGGAAAATTTACTTTTTATTATTTGGCTTTGCATTATGCTGTGGTTTATTTGGGATTCTAAGCAAAAACGCGTTCGCCGTTGAAAGTTATAAAATATCACCCGCGCAAGACAGAGATTTTAAGAGAGCTTATTATCGGCAAGTATATATAGAGCAAGGTACACCTATAAATTTACATTATTATTTTTATGCGCCCGATAAATATTCAGAAAAAATAAAACTTATTTCTTTTATTTGTGAAGATCCTTACAATAATTATACAACTATTGATGGTTGCGGCCTGTATATGGTACAAGAAGCGGGAAGTTTTAAAATTAAGTTGAAAGCATCTGGTTATACACAAACTGATTATAGTCGCGAAACACAAGAGTCTGACCCACCATATGTTAATAAAGTATATAATTTCAGCAAACCTTTTGAAATAGCAAGTTATACAGATCAAGATTTTAAAAACGGGCTTACCCTTTTGGGTGGTACAGCGCTGAAAGAAAATAGCTGGAATTTAAATGAAGGTGGTTTTTTAGTCGAGCCGATAGGTGGAAAAACCGATAGTTCAAATAGTAACAGCGGAAATAATAGCGGTGGTGGATTTGGCGATTTCTTCGCTGGCATTCGTGATTTTATTAGAGACTTCTTTCAGCCCATGATTGATTCGATTACGCGAACTCAAAAGGTCGTTTTGGGTATAACAGACAATATTATAAAAGGAATCAGCGACTTTTTCGCGCCTATGATCCAATCTATTGGAAATATGCTTAAAGCTATCATTGATTTACCAAAACTTATTCTAGATGGTATAAAATCAATATTTGATGGTTTAGTTAACGCTGTTACTACTTTGTTTGTCCCCGCTGAAGGTCAGATAGACACTGAAATGTCTAATTTAAAATCTATGTTTAATTTCGACAAGATAACCTCCATCTTAAATGCTACATTTTTACCACTTGAAAAATCAGGTTTTCGTTATGATTTAAATTGTAATAATCAATATTGGGACAGTGCTAGTGATTATTTAAATGAGAACATCTATGATAAGGGAACAAATACCATCATGGAAAAGATGCACGGTAAAGCGTGGCGCATGAGCTTATCTATTTGTAAAGTGCCACCTATTTATATAACAATAGCGCGCACGTTGTTGATATTCGCGTTTGTTTGGTGGTCAGCTTACAGATTATTTGAATTTGTACCTATTCTTATGGGTTCAGCGTTCATATGGGACAGATGGAAGAAGAAAGAAGAGTAAAAATATGATAGTTATATTATTGATGAAATTAATACAAGTTGCGCTATTTCCACTTTCGGCGTTGGTTAAAACTGTCGATTCGGCGATAGCCCCCCTTATAAGCGCTTTACCATCATTGCGCCCAGTTGTCGCGTTTATTCAATGGCCTTTAGAGATGTTAGCTTATTTGTTAGGTTCAAGAGAATTGATGGTCTTTATGTTTACATTTACAGCTGTATTGTTGCCCGTTGAATTAGCAATTTCGTTTATATGGTGGGTGATTTACAAACTTCCCGCTTTAAGCGTAAAAAACAAATAAAGGAGTGAAATGTCTTACTTATCATTTATTAAAAAAGAAACAAAACCGCATATCGATTCAATCAAACAAAACTATATAGATTCAAAAGATAAAGAGCTATTTCGTGCTAGTGGTCTAACTGTCTATTGCGGTTGGCAAGGCTCAGGCAAAACGCTTTCAGCCGTAAAACACGTTTATAATCTTATGGTTCGCTACCCTAAATCAATTTTAGTTACGAATTTGGAGTTTAACAGTGATTTACCGAACAAAATTATAACTTTTAAAAATCATGATGATCTACATCGTTTATTAGTTGAAATCAATAACGATAAATACGGCGTTATCTACTTAATAGATGAAATACATACGTATTTTAATGCTTTGGAGTCTAAAGATATACCGCCCTATATTTTTACCGAAATTTCACAACAACGCAAGCAACGTAAAGCTATTATAGGTACTTCTCAGCTATTCTTACGTATGGCCAAACCATTTAGAGAGCAAGCGAATTATTTAGTTATGTGTTCCACTTACGGAAATATATTCACCGTAAACAAAGTTTATGACGCACACAAACTAACAACAGATTATAGCGGTGCTTTAATTGGTCATTCAGTAAAAACGGGCTTTTTCTTTCATTCTGAAAAGTTAAGAAATATGTACGATACCTTACAAAAAGTAGTGTCAGGAAAGGCAGAATTTGAAGATTTTCAGGTAATCAATTTAGAGCAGAAAAAAAAGAAAGGCTTTCGTGCGTCCGCAAGTCGATGACGCGCGCACGAAAGCCTCGATAATAACCATTATTTAAAGGAGAAATTATGTTATACGAACTAAAAATTACACGTAAATTTCAATATACGTTATATCACAACCGCACCCCTATTGCACATTATAAGACTAAAAAAGATGCGAAAACTGCCCTTTTAGTCATTAAACAACGCTTTGAACTTCTCGATAAATTACAAAAAGCTATGAAAATACAAACAAATTCATATTGTGGAGATACTCACCTATCTGTCTATCAATACTGCCCTGATTTTGAGATAAAACACTATTTTAAAATCGAACGTGAACAAATTGCTTAATTGTGGCGGGGCGTTGCCCCTTGGGGTAACCCTTGTCAAGAGCCACACTTAACACACAAAACGCTAATTTAAGGAGAAAGTATGCAAGCATTAAAAAATCAAACTTCAAGGCTTTTAAAGTCAATGTTTGAAAATAATAAAGAGATTAAGTTTAAAGAGATTTCAAGCTATGCTAAAATTTATCTCGATACTATAAAAATTATTAAGTATCACCGCCCTATTGTATTTACTAACTTTTCAGATCGTGGTGTTTTCGCTATTCTCACGAACGAAGAAAACGCCGAAGAGCAAGACTATTTACAAAAATCAATCAACCGCACTAAAACTAAAATTAGCGATTATGTACTATGTAATAATTTCACACATTTTGCTACTTTCACATTTGATCCTAAAAATCCAAAAGTTAAAAACGAAAACAACCGCCACGATTTTAAAAAAATGTCTTCCCTGCTTAAAAATTGGCTAAAAACCGAACAATTAAACCACTTTAGACATCATGGCCACAAATTCAAATATTTAATAGTCCCCGAACGACACAAGAACGGCGCTTGGCACTTCCACGCCCTATTAGAAAATTACAAAAATGAAACCGAAAATTTTTACACACGAAAAAATAATTATATAACAGTATCTGAACTTAAAAGCAAAAAGAAAGATAAAAACCGTAAATTCATCACAAGATATACTTTAGGGCGATCAGAAATAGCTCCTATTCGTGATAAAACTAAAATGTCTAATTATATTAAAAAATATATCACAAAAGAGCTTATAACAGATAAAAACGCTAAACGCTACTGGTCAAGTCGAAACCTAAAACAACCTGAAATAATAGAAAATTTCATAAGTGAATTTCAAAAAATACCTGAACAATTCCTAACCGCAAAACACGATTACCACGATATTTACACAATCCCTTTAAATTGTTCATATTTCACCTTTTCAAAATACGTAAACAAACTCGAAAATCACTTCAAACGTGAAAAATTGCACATAAAAATTTAAAAGTTATCATCTTGATTTATCAAGTGATCACTCCCTATTTCAACTTGTTGAAATAGGTTTATTCCTGTATAATTTAAAATATGGATATTTTATTATACTTTCTTGCTATTCCTATAATTCTTGTAATTATAATTAAAGCTATTGTTTCAGATTCTGGAAATCAAAAAATTTCAACAGTATATAGATATAATCGAAAATATGTTATAATGACCGAACGTGAACAAGAATTTTATAAAAAATTAAAATTAATTTGCGGTGATTCAATTTTAATTTTTCCACAAATTCACCTATCAAGTTTATTTTTTCACAATGTAAAAGGTCAAAATTTTAAACTAGCATTTAGATTTATTAACAGACTTTCAGTAGATTTTGTTTTAGTCGATTCAAGAAATTTTAAAACTCTATTAGCGATTGAACTTGATGACTCCACACATAACGAAAAAGACAGAATCAAGCGTGATTTAATTGTAAATGATATTTTTAAAAAAGCAAACTTCCCTCTTTTGCGTGTGGGCTCAGTCAAAATTGATAATGAAAAATTAAAGCAAATGATATTAGAAAATATAAAAAATGGTGTAAAATAAACAACATTTTTTATGTAATTTTATGGTATAATATTTATATCTAACACTTTTAAAAAGTATATATTTTAACATAAACTTGACAAATGTACAAAAAAGATATATTGTGCGACATGTGATATAATACGATTGTATATATAAGCAATCGTATTTTTTAAGGAGAAAAAAACAATTATGCAAGAAAAAATTAATGTATTAAACCGTATCTACTCTGCTAAGATTGTAGAAAAAGAATTTATCAATCCCGAAACAAAACAACCTATCAAATACAGTGTTTTGCAGTTAGGCCTATCCCTCAATGGTTCTGATCAGTTTTTAGAGCTTAAGCTATCTAATAAATCAAACGCTAAACTATTGATTCTGTCATCAACACCTAAACCTAATCCAACAGAATTTCTAAACGAGGCCTAAAATATGTAGATAATTTAAGCCTCGACAGTTCATTTTTTCTAATTTAACGCCTCCCGTTAAAGAAAACAAAAAGCGAACAAAAATATTTAAAGTAATTAGTTTTTTTTGAGAAACGCTTAAATCATATCACCGAACCGAAGAGGAGTATTTTGTGTCTAGATTTGATCTTATTTTGTTGGATATTAGTAAGAGACTGTTGACTGTGAAGTATAAAAATAGACTACTCCCCTACTCACCCTGGAGCTTTTTAATTGAATGGTGTTATGTTATAATGACATTATGAATGAAAAAATAATAAAGCCCTTAAATAATAATATAAAAATTGAAGAAAATAAAAGTTTCGCCTCGAAAGATATTCAAAAAAAGGCTTCAGATGCGTATAGTGAAAATATACAGAAAGAAGCTCTAGCTATTGAGACACGAAGTATTTTGAAGCAACGATCTAAGTATAGCATACAGCAAGAAATTGCTAAAATGCGAAAAAATGTTTTGTGGCTGACGCTATTCTTTGTTATTATGTCTATTATTTACCATTCTCAAAAAAGTAATCTTTCGTTAATGTGGATTATTTTTATTATTTTACAGGCTCCGTATTATATTTTTAAAAGGAGTAAAATAATTAAAAAACACAAAGATGATTTTAAAATATAAAATTATTGCCAAGTTACAGACCCGGTAGTATTACCAACAGCGACAATCCAAGTTTGACCACGGTTCAGTTTAATGGGTGTTCCATCTTTATTTTTAAGTATTAGTGGGGAGTTCTCATTTGCTTTAGACCAAATTATTTCAGTAGCTAAGCCATCTTGAAAAACTAACCCGCTTCCTAATCCTAAATTCTCATAAGTACTGTGATATCTATCGCTAGCTAAACCATTGTTCATTTTTAAAATAACTATAGATTTTGGGGAAATTTGACCACCAGATAAATCTGTATGTGCAACACCAGCCTGACTACGTAAATAACAATTGCAATCATCCCTATGGATATAGGTTGAATTATAAGAAAAACCAGATATATTCACTTGAATCTGAGAAGCATTTTTGGCTGAAGCTAACGAATCATTTTTTCGAGAAAATCCTTCAAAATTTGAAGAATTCCAACCTTTTGAATTTGCTAATGCAATTAAATTCGCCGAATTAGTGTAGACATTATGAGGCGCGTAACGATTTCTTGAACGCCAAAAGGTTCGGGTGTTAAAAAATTCATCCATATCTTTGTGTTTACCATCACGAATTCGCGCAAGCGCATCACCGGATCCGCCAACGTGAGCAATTGAAGCATCAAATCCAGAGGCCCAATCTATATAATATCCACGGACGCTTCGAACTGGTCCAATTAATTCAGGTTTGTTTTGTTGGTATAAGGCCAAAAACCGGGTTATTCCGCCCTCTGCGATAGCCTCAAAAACAACTTCTGCTTGATTTAACCCTGATTGAGGGCGCGCAGGAATTGAATTTTCAATCATTACGCCAAAAACTGGTGCGGTTTCGAGTTCTTTGTTTGCAACTTCCACGCCCGATAGTCTTGAATAAAATTTTTCCGGCACGGCTGGCTTTTTAACTTCTGTTTTTTGGATTTTTGTAACTGTTTTGGCTGGTTTTGGCTGGTTCTTTGCTAACAAAAAATAGATACCAACCGAAATAACTAGCAAAACTAAAACAACAATAATTGTAATGATGATTTTCTTTTTTCTTGATAGTTTCGAGAAAGGCTTTTTATTTTTTTGAGGATGACTAAAATCAACTTTTTTGGTTAAAGTTTCGTTTTTAACAATATTATTCACCTCTTTTGGGTGACTTTTGTTGATTTCGATCATTTGCCCTCCTGATTTTAAACCATTATACCGCTTATGCTTTTAAAAATCAAGATGAAACTGCTGTAATTGCAGCTTTTGAACGTTGATGCTTATTCCAGATTTGCCAAGTCGCAATTTTTGTGGGAACCTCTCCTGACCAAATTTTTATTGGAGAAAGCTTACCGATATTTAAATTCGAATTTAAAGGTGTTGAAAAAACTTCACCGTTTTCGGAGATGATAAAGTTTTCGTTATTTAAAGTTAAAATTTCTACAGGGTAAGATAATGTAAACTTATGCAAAACCTCAACAATATTTGAAAGATTCATTGAAAAGGTTAAAACTTTTGGGTAGAAGATTTTCGAAAAAATTTTTTGAAGTTGTGCAAAGCTAGCTAAAATACTAACATTTTCTTTAAATAGAATTTCGCTAAAAGAATCTAAAAGAATATCAACTGCGTCACGAGTGATAAAAACTGGTTTTTTGCTTTCGAGAATGATTTTTTCGAAGAGGATGGCTGTTTCGGAATTTTTATTAGTGTCGCCAATAAATAGAATTGAATCAGCCCATTTTTCACCTGCTTTGAAGTCTTCCCATGCTTGATTCGAAAAACCGCCAGATTGATTGCTTTTTGCAAAAATAAGTTCGTGGGAATCAATTTTTATATCTTTTTTTAAACTGTCAGGTAGAAGCACTCGAACCTCCCCTACTCCATTTTGAAGGGCTGTTTTGTGCGCATTCACTAAACCATGAAAACTCCCTGCCCCACCCCCGATAATCAAAAGTTTGCCGGCGTGTGTTCGTTGCTCGGGCTTACTCCATTCGATTTCTGGAAAAAGTAGTTTTGAAGATTGAGCGTGCCAAAAATCAAGCATTATTTAGCTCCAAAGAGATTGGACAGTGATCACTACCAAGAATTTCATTATGAATTTCGGCACGATTGTTTTGCGAGTTTAACTCTTTCGAAACTACAAAATAATCAATCCGCCAGCCAACGTTCCGTTCACGAGATTTTGCGAAATGACTCCACCAAGTATAAATCTCGGCTTTTTCTGGATTTTGAATTCGAAAAATATCAACAAGATCCGCTGAAATAAAATTCGAAAATCCTTGGCGCTCTTCATCCGTAAAGCCGTGTTTGCCACGATTAGACTTTGGATTCGAAAGGTCAATTTCTTCGTGAGCAACGTTTAAATCGCCACAAAAAATCACGGGTTTTGGTAAAAAGATTTCGTTTGAATCGTTTTCGAAAATATCAATATTATTTGAAAAGTCTTCGCAAGAAAATTCACCAAGCTCTAAGCCTTTTACAAAAGCTAAAAACGCCGCGTCCCAATTTTCGCGTAATTTTAATCGGCCCAAATCATTTTTTGTGTTTGGTGTATAAACGGTAATTAGCCAAAAATCTGTAAATCTGGCGGCACAAATCCGCCCTTCGGTTGAAGAATCACCAAAAGAGTCGGCAAGATTAAATTTATCTAGAA